ACATGCCAAGTGTCCGTATTGCAAACCCATACGGTGAGCAATTAGTTCAAGTAGACGTAAACGGTATCCAAACCTTTAAAGGTACAGGTACTGGTATTCATGTCGACTCTATCTATGGAATTCCATTCATTCCAACAAAAGATGCCCCATCTAATGGTTCAACTGAAGTTGGAAGACTATTTGCATTAGATACATCTGATGCAGAAGGCTATGGATATCCAAGAATCGGAATTCAAGTGGCTATACCAACCGAGTATTATGAAGCAACTAGAAGATCTGCTGGCTATCCATTCGTGAACAATGCTTTCGTTGAGAAAGGTGTGTTCAGAACAATGGGTGAGACAGTTTGTCGCCATTTCAAATCACAAGGTAAAATTAGAGATATTAAACTCTAGTCATACCAACCCCCCTTTTTACCCCTTTTTTTATATTAACTTTATATAATAGTGGTTCATACATTTCTTAATGGCAATTACAATCGCACAAAATGCCGACCATAAAAGTCTTACAGGAAAGACACTATCCATCCAAGCAGAACTGACTTCTAAATTAAAGTCAACCATTGTTGATGTCACCTATGGTGCATCTGACAATTATGCTACTAATGGTAATACTGTCGATCTATCCCTAGGAAGTAGAATTAGTACTGTTATTGGAGCAGAAATACTCCATTGTAACAAAGGACTACTTTTGCAATATGCACCAGCAGCAGCAGGAGCAGCAGCAACAGGGAAAATTAAAGCTTTTGGTCACACTCCAACAAGCTCTACAGCAACAGTTGTAGCCCTTGAGGAACTAGACAATGCTGATACAGCAGTCAATTCAATGACTATTCGTATTAGAGTAATCGGTTTCTAGACTAAGATCTAGTCATATTTTTTTTCTTAATAATGTTTATATATGACTAAATATCTATGATGTTTATGGTTGAGATGAATCATAATGCAATTACTGTAAGTGCAGACACTACAATTAAAGGTGCTCATGGAGTAGTTGTATCTATCCATGTTACAAAAGCAGGATCAAGTGGAGACAAGATTGTATTAAGAAATGGTACTGCCAACTCAGATGCAATAGAATTTACCGTGTTTGGAGAAGGAATACAAAACATTCAAGGAATCAATAGAAGATTTGAAAATGGTATTCGGGCTGATATTACAGGTACTACTGCTCAATATCTAGTAGTGTTTAAATAAATCTTTAAATATAAAGTAGACTTTATAACTCTTATGGTAACTACCACAACTTACTGTTCAGTTAATGATATTATCGACTTTTTAAGAGTTCCTATCACTTCTACAACCACACCAAACAAGGAGATGGTTCGCAAGATTATTGCAAGAAAGGAGGAGGAATTGGACAGAAGAATAGGACATACTTGGAAGACAAAGAAAATTACCAGAGAAATTCACGATTTACCACTCTTATACACATTTGGATGGGGTACACCACTATTCCTTCAACACAGAAACATATTGGAACTTGATGTAGATGAGGGGGATAAAATAGAGATATGGAAGGGAGAGTCAAACGAGTGGGAAAACATCATTAACAGTCCACAATGGTATCATGCAGAGTATGAATATGGTAGAATTTACGTTAGAGGATTCTTGTTTACAATATTAAGAAAGAATAGGGTTAGAGTTACATATCGCTATGGTGGAGAGAATTATGCTGGTGATACTGTAATCCCACCTGACATTACAGATGCTGTAATAAAAATGGCAGCAATAGACATCATGAATACGTCATTCAGAATGGATGAGATTCCAAGCGGTGGAAGCGTGTCTCCTACAGAATCCAAGAGATTTTGGCAGGAAGACATAGAACTATGCATATCGAATCGCAGAGAAGTATTCGTGATTCCATAATGTTTAATCTTATAAGAAAATTAAAGAGAAATAAATTATATAAAAAACTTAGACAATTAGGTGGTCATATTGAAAAAGAGGAAATTCATGAAGTAGATCCAGAAAAATCAAAAACTTTTACTGCTAAAGTTGTACAAGCAAGATTCTCAATTCCAGTACCTAAACACACTAAAGATTTAAAAATTAGTCCAGACTCAACAACATTTGAACAAGCTGTATTCATTGCTAAAAGTGTACAAAAAGTAGATGAAACCCCATTTGCAGAACCTCCAGATATTGTAATGAATGCTAAAACAACAAAACCGTCAAGAATAAATACATATCCAGAACCATCACCCGAAGGTTGGGCATATGCATATTACCCTGCTGGTGGAAATACAGGTAAAAGACCAAATATAGAAGCCATAAGAACATGGGTAGAGAACACCAAGGTAGGTAATGCTTCAAGTTGGAGTATAACTGAGGAGTTTGGAGAGGCGTTTGGTTTTATAGGATGGGGATTCACTCCAGAGGAAAAGAAGAAAAAAATAGATGAGGTCACATATAAGGTTGCCAGAAAAATATGGTATGTTGGTAGAAAACCTAATACTATGACAGATAGTGAATGGCAAGAAGAGACCAAGGATATGAGACCACCAGAGGGCTCATTTAACTACAGGGGAGAAGAAAAATGGAATAATTTCCCATATGATGAAACTTATATGTATCGAAGTGGGTACATACAGTAATGACTATTACAACCTATGATGCAGTAGACGATATTATATCCCTAATCAAGACCAAGTGGAGCAACCTAAGACCTCCTCATATTAATAAAATATGGGAAAAGAGAACTGTAGGATTTATAGACGACAGGAGTGACGAGTTGTTAATTTCACCAAAAGGTGAGGATATTGCATATTTTGGTCTAGGTGGCAGTTCATTTTGGCACAACCAGATACTGGAGTTGGAGATAAGAACATATCAGGACATCAAGAGACATAACAAGGTTGTCAAGGAAGTAGTCAAAATTATCAAGGATAACATAGTAGGCACTACTTATACTGACTTGAGAGTGATAGGTTCATTCAGCAGGAACTACCAGTACCGTAACATGTTTAGTTATGTAGTAACTTTATCATATAGAAAGATAGATCCCTCTTAAAAATCTTTATATACTAATAGACTGTTTATGTTATTATGGTAGTTTATACTGGTGGCTCGGCAGCAGTTACATATGGTTATGAAGCATCATATGCTCCAGCATCAACTACAGCAACCAATATATTTGGATTGCAACAAAAAGTAACATCTTTATCATTAACTACTAATAAAATAACATTGAATAAATTAGGTCAAGTAGAACCAACTAAATATGCCTTTGGTCAACAACAAGGTAGTGTTGGACTATCATTTGTTTGGGATGATGCTGATACATATAAATTATTCCAATCTGTTTATGGTGCTCCATCAGGAACAGCAGCAAGTTGGGTTTATCCATCAGGATCAACCACCCCTTATAGTCATTCTGTAGCCCCAGCTCCTACATCATTGATGACTCAAATACAATTACAAACTGGAACAACTTCTAACATGACTAGAACATTAAAGGGATGTGTAGTTAATTCATTAGGATTAGCAACAAGTATAGGTGAAACAGTAAATGGTACAATAGATATGACATATGGTAAAGAAGATACAGTTGTAGCAGAGTCATCAGATATTGTGGGACAAACTGATACTTCTTTTGATCAAGGTGGAACACCATACACATTTGCACATGGTGAATTAAAAATTAATACTGGCAGTGGATTAACAGATGTTGCTCAAGTTCAGGAAGTTGATGTCACATTCTCACAAAACTCAGAACTACTTTATAAATTAGGACAACATCATGCAACTGATATGTTTAGAAGAGTGTTTGATATTAGTGGAAGATTTAAGACTACTTGGAAAGATTCTACATTAATACAGCATGTTATTAGTCAATCAAACTTAACAACTCCTGTAGAAACATTGTCAGGCACTAATGCTACTGCTGTTGAAATGTCATTAACATTTACAAGTGGTAACAAATCAATCACATTACAATTTGGTGGAGTTGCAATTAATGATCAAAGTGTATCTGGAATCGAACCAGTAGAACCAGTATTTGAAGAACTTAATTGGTCAGCAAGAACAGCAAGAATTGTTGTAGATACAACTGCATAAGATTTATTAATAACCTATATTCAATACTATCTAATGACATTAAAACAAATTAAAATTACATTTAATGATAAAGAAGAGGTTGTTGAGTTTGAAGACTCATTGACATTTGGTGAAACAGAATCATTAATTAGTGGATCTGTGGATCTCAGTGACTTGACTAAGCCAAAAATTGATTTATCAAAATATAGAATTAATTTATTGGTATTAACAATTAAAAAAGCACCATTTGCTACAGGTAATTCATCTGTTCTTAAAACTATTGATTCTAAAATAGTTAAAATCATGTTAAGGGAGATAACTAAGGTACACCCTTTAGCGACCTATATAGAGGACTGGATGGAGACCTTCCAAAGCTTCGAGGAGGAGACCAGTTCATCTACTCAATCTATTACAACTGTGCCACGCAGTTCGGGTGGGACAAAGACCAAGTTGATAGACAAAGTATAGAATATTTAAAAAAACTGTTTAGTACACATAAAAGTGTAATGGAACAGGCTGAAAGAGAGAATAAGTTGCCACCTATGGGCAGAAACATGTCAAAAAACTTTAAATGATATGAAGAATTTGTTTATATATGGAAGGTGAAGGATTTGATGAAGAAGCATTAATGAAGAAGATTAATAGAATGCTTGAAGAGTTTCTTAAAAGAACTGAGGGTTCATCTGAGGCTACTAAAAAAAATATTACTCAGTTAATGAAAAGTACCATATCAATAGAAAGACACAATATTGTAGAAAAAGAGGCTACAAAAAGACAAACTGAAAGTATTAGGCTAAGAGCTAAATCTAATATGGAATTTGAAAGATTTCATAATGAAGAGATGAGAAGAAAACAAAGACTTGGAGCAGCATTAGGAAAAACACAAAACTCATTTAATTTTATGACACAATCTTTAACAAAAGGAAGAGGTATAGGAGCAACATTAGGATTATTAGGAGAAGGTGCATATAAATCAACAAAAGCATTTTATGATTTAGAAAAAGCACAGAAAGCATATACTGATGCATTATTAGATCCATCGAATAAAAACAATATAGATGCAAAAAGAAATGATTTGGAGGATGCACAAATAACAAAAGACAATGATGTTGCTGGTAAAAGTGGTTTTTTAGGTAAAATAGCAAAAAGTTTATCCAAAGCTGGTTCTTTCTTTGAAAAACATTCTGTTCCTATAACTATAGGTGCAGGTGTAGCAGGATTGATTATAGGTATTATTTCTAAAGCGTTAAGTGTAGCACCTATGTTTCAAGCAATGATGAAGTTAATGAAGTTTGCAGTATTGATGATTTTAATGCCTATAGGTACATTCTTTGGTGCTGTAATAAGACCTCTAATGGTTGGTATTGTAAAAGGGTTAGCACCTAAATTTAAACAGTGGATGGAAGGATCAATGCATTGGGGAGCAATTATAGGAGAAAGATTACTTGCAATGGTTATGAATCCTAAAGAACACTTTGAAAACAATCCAGATCAAGCTGCTGGTATAGGCGGTATATTTGGTGGTATTGGAGGAGCTGGTATAATGGGTATAGGAGCTTTATTTTCAAAATATCTTACAGATACTGAGAAAGATAGAGAAGAATACAAAGCAAAATTAGCAGAAGAAAGAGAAAAACGAAATAATGCATTAATAGAAGCTGGTAAAATGATATTACAGCCTATATTAATGTTTGTAGGAAAACTTAATGTATTATTTTTGGTAACTATACCAGCAGCTTTTAATGGTTTTATAACAGGACTACAAAACATGTTTAATAATAATGATTTGGTTAAACAGATATTACAACCTATATTAATGTTTATAGGAAAAATAAATTATTTGTTTTTGAAAACTATACCAGATGGAATAAATGAATTTGCAAGTAATTTTAAAAATTTCTGGGCTCAATTATGGAATGGATTTGTTGATTTCTTCCAATGGGCTATTAATTTATTTGGACTGGGTGATGTAATTAAAAAGGTTGAAATACCAGATGAAGATAATGAAAACAATCAAGGAATGATAGAATATTCTAATAATATGTTTTGGACTATGGAATCAATAAATAAAAATATAAGTAATATTAAACCTAAATCCATAAGTATTGAAGGATTTTTCTCTTATGTTGAAGATAATCTATCACAATTACCTAATCATACAAAATTCATAATAAAAGCTATGACAGGTATTACAAATCAGTTTGATGGTGCATGGAAGTGGATTAGTAATGCATTAAGAAAAGTGTCAAGACAAACATATACAACAGGAGATGGTAGTAAAAAACCAACAAGAAATGCAAAAATTGCTATGGGGACATTGTCAAATATGGGTGGTGGTGGAATAGATTCATCTGGTTCACCATCATATGGTAGTGCAGCATATCATTACAGTTTCCTCAACCCTGTAAAAATGGCTAAGGGTGGTATTATTGATGAACCAATATTGGGTATAGGTGCTAGTGGTCAGAGTTATCTTATGGGTGAATCAGGTAGAGAATTTATTACACCCGAAAAAGGCATGAAAAAAGGTAACACAATAATAAATATTAATATAGGTAAGGTTGAAAAAGATGTAGATTTGAGTAAATTAAAACCAATGATTCAGAGATGGATATTGGAGTCAAACAGTAGAAGAGGTATGATTTAAAATGGGAGACATTTTAATTAAAAAAGTATCACCAACAGGTAGTACTGGTGGTCTCACATATCATGTTAAAAATCTTTTAGAACTGGAAATAAGTAATGATATACCTTCATTTGTATATGCATTGCCAACTCAACCCGATACAGCATCAATAGGAATGAAGGTTGAAGGTAATACATCAACAATAAGTTTATCTTGGACTTTGGTTGATGAAAGTAGTACTGTTGTAGAGGAACTTACAGGTAGTAGTGCAGTAGAAACTGCCGATGAACAAATGGTATTTCTTACAGGTGGTTCTTATCTTAACAGTTCAACTGCAAGTAATGATGATTCATTTCAACCACATTCAATAGAATCAAAATATGAATTACATATATTGCCACCAACTGGAAGCACTGCATTTTTTAAAAGAAGTGGTATAATATCCAAATTATCTATATCAAAATCAGGTGAATCTCCAGTAGTATATACTGTTAATATAATATTTAATGTTGCTGACATGCAGGCGACTACAAGTGCTTAGTCATGACACAAGTATTATTTTTTGTTAATGATGTTAAAACATCAGCACTTAATTATGAAATAAAAAGAGAGGGTGATAGAGCTACAGATGTGGCAACCGTTAAAGTTATACCATCTATAGATTTAAATATAAATGATAAAGTTATAATTGTTCAAGATATGATAGATGCAGATAACTTGTCAGCAATCTATAATTTCAATGAAAATATTAGTGATGAAAGTGGATATAATAATCATTCTACAGCATCGGCAGGAATAACATATGTTGACGGTCAATGGAACGGAAAGGCACTTTCATTTAATGGAACCACCACATATGGTGAAGTTGATGATGCCACAAATCTTAACTTTGACGGAGAGTTTGACATATTTGTTTGGGCTAAATGGAGTAGTACTGCTAAAGAGTATATATTATCAAAAAGAACCACATCATCAAATGGTATAGCAATTAGTGTAAATCATACAACTGCTGGAGATATTGCAGTAGAAGTTGGTGGAAATGACTTGGTGTCATCTACTGCTGGATTCAATGATGGTGAAAATCATCTTATACGAATTACTAGAGATTCTGCAAACTTGGTGACATTGTATGTTGACAAGGTTTCCAAGGGAACTGCTACAATCAGTGGAGATTTGACAACAACAGGAAAGTTGAGAATAGGAAGAAATGAATCAAACACATATTTCACAGGAAGTATGGATTCAGTTAGACTGTATAAAGGTACACCAACAGTGTCTTCATATGGTGATATTATATTTGATAATAGAAATCCCAGAACTGTAATGAAATTTGGTGGAAGAATTACAAAAATTTCAAAAGAAACAACACATCAAAACTTACAATGTTTTAGTTTTGGAAAGGAGCTTGCAGAGGTAGAGATTAGAGGTGATATTTATGATATTAAAACCCCAGAATTTATCATAGAGGATTTGATTACAAACAACACATCACTAACATATATTGGAAAAGGTGGTGCTACTGGAGTTATATTAGACAAATTTATAGCCAATGGTAAACTTATAGATATTCTTAGAGATTTTTCTAATCTTACAGGGTATATATTTTATACTAACGGTCTGAAGGAATTTGTGTTTGAACCCAACAAGTTTGCAGAGATTGATGTAACATTCACACATGGTATAAATTCAACAATATTTAAGACCCAATATGATGATACAGAAATAGTAAATGATCTTATTGTCTTGGGAGAAAATCTCAGATATAGAACGGTTGAGACCATTTCCAGTACAGGTGCTACTGAATACACATTGAATCAGGGGGCAATAAGTTCCAGAGTTACAGTGAACGGTACGGAGAAAACGGCAGAGGAGGATTATAATATAGATTCCATAGGAAAGACAATCACATTTACAACAGCTCCATCTGGTACTATTGTTGTGGATTATGAATATGAAAAACCTCTATACATCAGAGGCACCAGACAGTCAAGTATAGACACGTATGGCGTTCATGCCAAGAGACTTATAATGCCTTGGATAAAGAATAGAAGTGATGGTGTTAGATTTATACAATCATATTTATCTAAATTTAAGGATATTAGACTTAATATTAAAATTGATACATATAAATTATTCAATTCAATACAAGAAAATGACGTTATACATGTTAAAAATACCATTAAAGAAATAGACGATCAATTTGTAGTAAAAGGTATAATTTGGAAATATCCAGACTCAATTACAATCATAAATGCAGGTGAATATGGATTTGACTTTTTAGAAATTGACAAGCAGATAACGGAAAAACTTCACGATTTGGAGGATGCATTTACCACAAACAAGGAAATTAGGGAATATGAGTCTCCAGAAGAGGTATTAGTTATAGGAGATATAGTTGTACAGTTTGTTACCGAGGACTTTACAGAAACCTTAAATATTGTAGATACTCCAGTTATATATGATAAGGTTGACAATAATTACGGTAGTGGAACATATGGAAGCAGAGTCACAGGAAGTGTGTATGTAAGTTGAGTAATCAAATAATACCTCTAAACGGTCACGTCAGGGTAAGGGCATGGGAGAAACAAGAGGATGGCAGTGAATTGGAAATATATGATAAAACAATTAAAAATCTCATAGTTGATGCAGGAAAGGCATCCATATTAAAATATCTTGCCAATATAAGTGGAGGAGGATATGCAGACGAGGTAGGAGTTGGAGATGACACAACGGCAGCAGCCAGTGGTCAGACTGACTTGCAGGCAGCAACCAACAAACTGTGGAAGGGAATAGCAGTTGGAGACAGGGTGTTTGTAAACAACACACTTTACATATCAGCAGATTTTGGATATACGGAAGGTAATTGGACATGGAATGAACTTGGATTAAGAGACAATCAAGGAACTCCTGTAATGTGGGCAAGACAGATAGATTCAACTCCACTAGTAAAAACATCATCAAAACGTGCAATCGTTGAATGGCAGTTGAGTTTATAGATGGTTAAAATATTAATCCCACGGTCAGACAGCATAAGTGCCAAAATAATAGAGCCAAGTGATTTTGAGTCGTTCTTTAGTAGTGATATAATTAATGACTATGTAAAAAGTGGGTTTACTCTATCAGCAGGAACAGGATTGTCAGTAAACATAGCAGTAGGATTAGCTAGACTTAAAGGATTATTCATTAACAATTCAACTGCTTCTTCAAAAGGTAGTCTTACTGCAAGTCAAACAAATTACATATATGTTACATTAGCAAGAGATATCAATGGTGAGGCAGAATCATGGAGTTTTACAAGTAACACTACTGGTACAACACCAACTGACTCGTTATTTATAGGTGAAGCAACAACGGATGGATCTAGTGTCACAGCAATAAATCATTCATCAGTAATGACAAAAGTACTACCTACAGACAAATTTGGTAATGGCAGTGATGGTTCATTTACGGCAACAGACGGTCAGACACTGACTGGAAGTGGTACAAGACAATACACAGATTTTACAATAGGTGCAGGAGACACGCTAAACTTTGGTTCGGCAGGAAGTCCTTTAAAATGGATAATATTTGCAACGGGAACAATAACAATCAATGGAACTGCAAATCTTCAAGGCAAGGGTTCGCCTGTTGGTGTTGCAGGGTATAATGGTGTTAGTGTTGTTGGCGGAACTGGAGGCAACGGTGGTGATAGTGGCTCTGGAAGTAGTAGTGGAGGAGTTGGTGGAACTGGTGCATCTGGAACAGGTGGAGTTGTATCCATTGGAAACACCGATAGTGATGATTTTATTGTTTTTCACACTGCCATATCCAAGCTTGCAATGTATGGTGCTGGCGGTGGAGCAGGAGGAGCTGGTGCATCTGGTGGTGCAGCATTTGCTGGTTCTGTTGCTGGCGGTGGAGCTGGAGGATCTGGAGGTCTTGGAGGAGGCTCAATAGTTTTTATCGCACCAACAATAGTACTTGGTGCAAATGCATCCATTAATTGTGATAAAACAAACGGAACGGCTGGTTCAGCAGGTGCAAATGGTGGAAGTAGTGGAGGCAATCCTGCTGTAGGAGGTGGAGCAGGAGGAGCTGGTGGTGCAGCTGGTGGAGGCAACGGCTCTAACGGTTCAACAGGTCAGTCAGGCGGATTTTTCTCTGGTGGCGGTGGCGGAGGAGGAGGAGGAGGTACAGACGGCAAACAGGGAGGAGTTGTATTGATGGGTTATAATATACCATCTCAATCAGATTTAAATTCTAAAAGTATTGCTAATAAAAAATTTGTATTAGAATGGTAGTTTATATGGCATAAAATCATGAATTATAATACTAAATGCCCTTGTTGTAACTGGAAATTCTATGTTGAAGAATCAATTAAAGGTAATATAGTTTGCGTGAAATGTGGAAGTATGTGGACTGATAAAAATCTTTATATACCATAATACATTTACTAATATTATAATGTTACACCTAACCGAGTCAAACAAACCAGTAGGAAATCAAATTAATCAAGACCTAAATATCTGTATAGTTAAAGAATCAATCAATGGTGACAAAACTTGGTATTATGCCAAAAATATAGTCACTGATGATGGAGACTTGTTTTATGCCCAACAATCAATCGGAGAAACCCCAACAAGCGACTTTGACGGAGCAAGTGGCAGAATGGAACTTAGAACAGGAAGTGCAACACCTGCAAAAAGTGATACTTATACAAGCGTAACTACACCAGTAACAGCATCTAGAAAAATTATAGATTCAACATATCCAAAAACCAATGACGGTGACTCTGACAACACAGGAGCAGGAACCGATATTGTTACATGGAGAACAAGTTGGACTACATCTGACTTTAGTGCAACAGCAATTATTGGCGGATGTATTCACGTTGGGGCAGCAAGCCCAGTAAGTGGAACCAAATTATTGACTCATTTTTCAATCACAAGTTTTGATAAAACTACAAGTGACACACTAAAAATCTTCGTGAACCATACTTTCAACGGAGTATAATCACATGACTATCTCTATGGGTGGTCTTTTCAAACTTTTAGAGAGACTTAATCATACACCACAGGAAGGTTTAAATGATAAGGTACAGACTAAAGAAAATGTGGTGGTAAAACTTGGCTAGAAAAGCAATTTATAAACACGCAACACAGGTTAATACAGCAACATATCCAGATGATGGTACTTCTCCAGTAGGAAGTAATGAATGGAATGAAGCACCTGATCAGGCAGGGATGTTTGGTAACACTCCAACAACAGCAACAATTACAATAGCAAGTGGAGTGGCAACAGTAACAGACAGTATATCAGTTGTGGCAGCAGAAAGCGGCACTACAGACACATTAGACAAGTTAGCAATTACAAACACGTCACAATATGACTTGGTGTATCTCTTTGCAGATACAGGCGATACAATCACATTAACACATACCTCAAGTCCATCAGCAGATGGTCATATATCTACTGTAAGTTCTTCAAATGAAACTCTCTCATCTACAACCCCAACTATCCTTATCAGAAAGGGTAACTATTGGTATGGTTATGGTGGAGGAGTAGTCAATGCAGTAAGTGATATTGGTGATGTTACAATCACAAGTAACTCATCAGGTGAGATATTGAAATGGAGTGGTAGTGCATGGATTAATCAAACTCTAGCAGAAGCAGGAATAGAACCAACTATAACATCTTTAGGAGAAACTAAGGGTGGTACAAATCAAACAACTTTTACTACAGGTGATTTATTATATGCATCTGGTTCAAATACTTTAGGTAAACTTGGAATAGGAAGTAATACACAAATTTTAACTTTGGCAGGTGGTGTACCAACATGGGCAGCCCCAGCAGGTGGTGGTGCAACGGCAGTTCATGCTTTCTCAAACACAACAACAACAACATATACTGGAACTGCAAGTTCATTTGGTTCAGTTGGTGTAGGAGACAGAGATATTTATATTAAAAAGATTGATGCTAACAACGAGGGTGTCTTTACAAAGATATGGAAGAATGGTAGTGCCGTTGAGGTTCAAATTGCATAGGTGGATTGATTGACCAATGGCAATAACATATCACGCAGGTAGAAGGATTCAAGGATTAACACAAGATACATCACTAGACGGAACTAATGATGGTTGCACCACTGGGGTAACTGGAAAACTTGGAAATGCTTGGTCTTTTGATGGATCAAATGATAAAGTAACATTGACACCAACTTTTAGTGGTAAAAGTGCTTTCACATATTCAGCATGGATAAACCCAAGTTCATCATCAAATCATTGGGCTTTCCCTTTCTATGAAGGTAGTGGAGAAAATCCAAAAGTAGGTATAGGACTTGATTATTTTAATTCAAATGGACTGGCATATTTTTACGTTAGTACAGCTTCTCACTCAGCAATCTCAATTTCTGTAAGTAATATTCCTAAAGGATCATGGACACATGTTACAGGTGTGTATGACGGATCTGCTTCTAGTTCAGATAGATTGAAATTTTATATTAATGGTGCATTAGTATCATCAACGTTATCTGGAACACCACCAACAACTATCCCAACATTGGGTGGTGATCTATACTTAGGGTGGTATCAAGCAAATTATTGGTTTAATGGTTTGATGGATCAAACATTATTTTATGATAAAGCATTATCTGCAAGTGAAATATCTACAATATATAATAGTGGTAGTGGAACTACAACACCTGATACTGTTGGATTATTTGCTCATTATAACTTTGAACAAACTGGTAATACATTAGTAAATCAAGTAACATCAGGAGATGTTAAACCAACTAATGTCCAAGTAGGAAGTAGATTTGAAGAAACAGATACTAGAAAGATGTATCATTATGAAGAACAAGTTCCTGATTATGATTATACTATGACCACAGATCCTAGAACTAATACGTTTAATTCCAGTCT